CACCTCGAACATCTTGAGGACGAGATTTTTAATCGTGGATCTGCCGGAGCGTTGGAGGCGATGAACTTCATTGACTCTTTGGTACAGATGTTGGGTAGCAACTCAAGGAAAAAGATGAATGTCACTGTCAAGTGGGATGGTGCGCCTGCAATTTTTGTCGGCAACAACCCTGAGAACGGAAAGTTCTTTGTTGCAACTAAGTCGCTGTTTAACAAAACACCCAAAATCAACTACACAAACAGCGATATTGATAAAAATCACTCTGGCGGACTCGCTGAAAAGTTAAAAATCGCTCTCAAACACCTCAAGGGTCTTGGAATCAAAGGTGTTTTACAGGGTGACATGCTTTTTACGGCTGGCGATGTCAAAAGTGAGACAATTGATGGAGAGTCAATGTATACTTTTACTCCAAACACGATTACATACGCGGTTCCTGTGAATAGTAAAGTTGGAAGCAGAGTCAAAAGTGCAAAAATGGGCATCATTTTTCATACATCTTACAGCGGAAATACAATTCAAGACCTCAAGGCTTCATTTGGTGCAAAAACCTCTGGCTTGAACAAATCCTCGGCAGTGTTTTTCGATAACGCTGATTACAAAGATGTCTCTGGTTCTGCAACAATGACTCAAAGCGAAACAAAAACCATCAAAAGTAATCTCGCTGGTGTTCGTAGAGTTTTGTCGAAAGAAAAAAGGCTGTTGGATGAGGTTACGAAAAATAAGACCTTACTTGACATCATAAAAATTTACATCAACGCAAATGTGAGGGAGGGAAAGACAAGAGGACAGTCAACTGAACTCGCTGCCTTCATCGCATCACGTTTTGATAAAAGAATCGGCAGTTTAAAAACAGACAAAGCAAAACAAAAAGTAGAAAATGAAAAAAATCAACTGATGAAATTTTTGAGCAACATCTCAAAAGGCTTAGATCAACTTTTTTCAGCACATTTTTACTTGTCACAGGCAAAAATGGTTGTGTTGCGAAAGTTACAAGCAATAAATACTATGCCGTCATTCATTAAAACTGATGATGGTTACAAAGTGACAAATCCAGAAGGGTTTGTTGCAATTGATAGAGTTGGTAATGCCGTGAAACTTGTGGACAGAATGGAATTTTCGCGTGCGAACTTTACAGTAGCGAAGGATTGGACAAAATGAAAAAAAGTAGTGACAATAGACGTTTCGAAGAACGGTTTCAAGAACATCTCAGGGATGCACTCCTTGATATTTGGAATTATACAAGGAGAGCAGCCGTGAGAGTAAAGAATGGATTCAAACTTATCTGGAAAGGGATTTGTTGGTTTGTTGAAGAGACAAAACCTGCACCAAAACCCACGCCAAGAAAAAAGACTCGCAAGAAAGTCACAACTAAGAAGAAAGTAGGCAAGTAATGGGATTTAAATTACCAAAAGAGTATCAGAGATGGGCATACGAGGGTGGATATGAAAAGTGTCCATCCAATTACGGAAGAAAGTGTCTTCGTAAGGCTGGTTTCGGACCTTCAACTCCTGTTGTTAAAGAAGAAGCACCAAAACCCAAAAAGAAGACAAGTAAAAAGACTAAATAACTAGGTTACTAAACAATCAAAGGAGAACAATAATGGAATTTGTAGCAACAACTTACGGATTTATCGCACACACACTTATTACTTTTACAGTAGGTGCTTTGATTGGAAAACCTATGTTTGAGTGGCTTCGTGGCTATCTTCCTTGGAATAAGTGAACTGAAAAAGTTCATGACCGGGGTGGGTGGTTCCACAAAGATTAACGAGGAGGTGATCACCAATGAAACCATTTAAATATGGAGTGATGGATGATGTGTCGTTGCGTGAAGAGCGTGGAGGTAAACGTGCCGTTCTTACCTTTGGACGCTTTAACCCACCCACCTCCGGTCATGAACTTTTGATCAACAAGGTTATTCAAGAAGCCAAAAAAAGAAGGGCTGATAATTTTATCTTTGCTAGTCATAGCCAAGACAAACGCAAAAACCCTTTAGATTCAAAAACAAAAACAAATTATATGAAGACCTTTTTTAAAAAGGCTAAGATTATGTATAATCCGGCAGTCCGCACCATCTTTGAGGCACTGGCATTGCTGGCTGACAAGGGTTACAAAAATATTACAGTTGTTGTCGGTGGTGATAGAACCGAGGAGTTTGAAAGAACTGTTCGCCCGTACGTCAACCATCCAGATCCCAACAAGTCGCTGAATCTTGATAATTTTGAAGTTGTAAGTGCTGGTAGAAGAGATCCTGATGCGACAGACGTTTCTGGCATGTCTGCTTCTAAAATGCGAGCCGCTGCTACCGAGGGTGATTTTGATTCTTTCAAGAAAGGTGTCCCATCATCTGCCACAGATGCACAAGCGAAAAAGTTATTTAATGATCTCCGTAAAGCCATGGGAATCCGTGAAGAAATCAACGAGGAAACAAGAGAATTTGTTAAAGGATGGGTAAATCCACGAACAAAGAAAATTATTGCTTGGAGACATCATACCCCATATCACGCCACACACATCTATGAAAATTTAAGTAAATATGGTCTGACAGTAGATGACTTGATTGATCATCACATCGCTGTTCTTTCAAAAAGAAATCCGAAATACAAACCTGAACGTGAAGAATTAGAAAAAAGATTTGAGAAAATTGGATACAACGATATGCTCGCGGACAGAGATGAGACTATTGAATATCCTGCAATCAAAAAAGGTTGGGTGGCATTCGTTCTTCAAGAAACAAAATACGGCAAAATGATGACCCTTCGTGGCATCACGAAAGATATCAAAAAGTCAGGTATTATGGTTCTTGAAAAATATAAGACCTTCAAAGACCTTGATAGGATTTTAATTACCAATTACAAAAATGCAAAGTTTGCAGATTACACAGGCAAAACAAAGAACGAAGACGAAAGATATACTTCAAACAGTGAAGCGATGAAGTTTCTCTTTGGCAGAAGACCAAAAAGACGGGAGCCAAAGACCGAGATCGGACGCACAATGGCGATGTTCCGTGAGTTCTGTGAGGCTGTAAAGACTCGTATCGATACCGATCAAGAGGTATTAGTTGTTCAGGATAAAAACGGTAAACCAAATATTTTTAAAGATCTAGAGACTGCAAAGAAAAAGGCTGAATCAATCAACGGTAAAGTTATCAAAGGCACTAAAGGTGAAATCATGGTGCAAGTCTTGATTGATCCAAGTTTGAGAAAGCACTTAGAGGAAGCCAAGCGGGTTCCAAAAACACGCAAGAACCAAGACCCCGATACTCATTCTGATCTCTACACCGATGAAGATCCAAAAGGCACGATTCATGGACTTGGCTTCAAGGATGTGAAAACTGCCGAGGCATCGGTTCGTAAAATCAAAGCGTCTGATCGAACACACGCACACAAGATTCAGGCTGCGATTGCGATGGAGCAACGAGCCAAGGTGATGAAGAAGACTGCGGAGGCTGCTGTCTATCGTAAGTTTATTGAAGAGATGAAAAAGAAAACAAAAGAGATGAACGAAGACTCTTGGAAAGACAAAAACGATGAGCGTGAACACAATAAGTTGTTTATGAAGTCGATGAGGGTCATGCCGCGTTCACCACAGCAGAAAAAGATTATTCAGCAGATGAACGCTCTACGCAAAAAGAATGGTCTTGAACTTTTAAAAGAAGAGCGAAAGGCAACAAAACCAATCAAGGTTTTGGTCTTCTCTGGTTACAGTGAAGAAAATGATAACAATATGATGAAGACTGCCAAGCGTCTAAATGATGAATGCAAAAAGCGTGGTATCAAATGCTTCGTGGCATTTGTGCCTTTCTCAAGATCTTTTAAAAACGATGATGGAACTCGAACCGTTGTTAACAAAGATGGTAAAGAATTTATTGCAAACAGATTTGATACTGTCGTAGTCGTTCGTGGTGCAGCAGGACAAAAGAGCGGCACTCTCGATATGATCTCTATGTTTGAAAAAGATGGATTCTTTGTAATCAACTCTAGAGACTCTATTGAAATTTGCTCTGATAAGTATCGCACAGCCGTAACACTCACAGAGGCAGGGCTACCAACTCCAAGAACAGCCTTGGTGACTGATATCAAAATGATCGATGATGTTCATAAGCAAGTGGGTGGCAAATTTCCTGTAGTTGCAAAAACTCTTCGTGGGTCAAAAGGAAAAGGAGTTTTCATTCTTGACAGCAAAGAGTCATTTAAGTCTGTGCTAGATGCGGTGCAGAAGATTGATGAAGAAGAGGAGATCATCCTACAAGAGTACATCGATATGAAAAACGATATGAGAATTATCGTTTTGGATGGAAAGATCATGGGCGTGATGCAACGTGATAAAGTAAAAGGTGACTTCAGAAGCAACTTCTCACTTGGAGGAAGTGTAAAAGAAATCAAGATTAGTGATGAAATTAAAGATCTCGCACTACAATCAGCAAAGGCTGTGGGTTGTTACTACTGCGGTGTTGATGTTGCTATTTCCAAAAGAACAAAGAAACCATACATTTTAGAAATCAACTCCTCGCCCGGATCAGAGGGTTTTGAGATTGCTACAAAAGACAATCTCGTTGGAGATTTTGTAGATTATATTTCTGATAAGGAGAATTGGATGTATTCACCCACTGTTGTTGGACGAAGGGAAATGGTCACCGTTGAAGGTATCGGTCCCATCGTTGGTAAGTTTGATACTGGCAACATGGTTGTCAACTCAATTCACGCAGATAAGTTTGATATTGATGGGGATGTGGTCAAGTGGACTCATAATGGTAAAAGATTTACCAACAAAGTTATTGATACCATCACAGTTTTACAGGGTGCTATCGCTCACAATGAAGAAAAACGTCCGATGATCGAGTTGGACATTGAATTCATGGGCAAAAAATATCCTAAGAGAAAATTTACAATTGATGATCGCTCACAAAAAGGAACCCCACTTTTGATGGGTGTGCCATTTATGAAAGAGTTTGGATTAATTGTAGACCCCGGAAAAACTTTCATCAAAACACAAAGTCTTGAAGAAGCCACTTTGACTAAAAAGGAAATGAAACTTCGTGACAAGTATGCGAAAGATCTTAAGAAAAGATCCAGCAGTTTTAAGAGTAGGTACGGTAAGGACTACAAGGATGTGATTTTTGGCACTGCCACGAATATGGCAAAGAATAAATCTGAGGAGGAGTATACTCAAAACAGAGAGGGTACTAAGGAACTCACCAAGAAATACAAGAAAATGACACCCGGACAAATGAATGAGATCGCCTCATTCTACTTTAGTAGAAAGTAAAAGTATACATAATATACACAAGGAGACAGAAAATGTCACGAAACGGAATGGGCGTAGGAGCATTTAATAATAACGATGATCTTAAAAGTGTCAATGATGCTGTGAGTCAGATCCTTAATTCAGGAAAACCTGCAAATGAAATGCCTGATGGTGTTGAAATGTCACATATCATGGGAGCAGCCAACGATGTTTTGGAAAATGCTGTTACTTTTGAAGACAGAACAAAAATTATCACTAAACACCTTTTGCAATTTGATCCAACCGCAACCTCTGGTAACGCGGTTGCTTTTGAACGCGAGGTATTGAAGCAAATCAGTGAGAGTCGTAGATGAAAACCTTTAAAGAGATTAGACAAAACGTTTCTGAAAATTATTACTCGGGTCCAACATCCTATGCCCACGGGGGTAATTTAGGACAGATCGCTGGTCTTGATCTCGGTGGATATCATGATGGCTCCAGAAGTTACGCTGGTGGACCCAAGGCTCCATTTACAGTAATTGAAAGTGGATTGAATAACGAATTACAGGGTGCGCAACCAGATGTCGTTGGTGCTTTGACTAAAGCAAGAGAGGCACTTAAGGTTAGTGGTCTTTCATTCGAAATCGATGCAGCAATGATTCGTGATACACTTCAAGAAGGTGGAGAAGTTGTTCTGCCTTTAACGATGTATGGAAATGAACTTGGTGCTGGTAAGAAGGGTGGACACGATAAGTTTGCTGCTGATCTTGTCACCGCAAGCACAGGGATCGAGAGATATGAAGACACCTTACCTGCTATGAAGGTTCGGTTTACCTCTCAACCCGCTGAAAGAGGATTCGTTATTAAAGCACAAATTATGGAATAAAGTATGAATTTTTTTGAACTGAATGATGAAAACATCATTCGCTTTGCCATGAAAAATTATGATAACCCCTCTTGCACTGGAGTCGATGAATTTCAGGAAGACTTCAATCGTATAAAATACATTAAAAGACTATTCAACCGCTATCAGACGAGTGGAACTTTAAGAGAGCGTTTGATTCTTAATCACATCATCACGATTTACAATGTTTTTGGGATGCAAGCATCAACAAGAATGTTATTTAATCGTTTGTCTGACAACCAATATTCACTTCTAAAGACTTTCTTGGTATATTTAAATTATGCTCCAGAGGAACCATTTGACAGTATTGACATTGTTCAAATTCCTCTAGATAGCAAAGTCATAAATATACTAAGGAGTCTTTGATGAATAAAAATATTAAACAAATCAAAGAAAACTTGAATCGTGTCGTTCAGGAGTATGTGGTGACAAAACCCTTTCCTGCTGACAACGATATTACATTTCAAGATATTGGTTTGATAGACACAAATCTTGAAGTGCCTCAAAGGGTGCAACGAGCGATACCATTTTTATCAAAAAATAAAAACAGCGATCAAACTTTACTTTACAATACACAAAAGCAAGAGGTTGTCGTGGCTAACCCAGACGAACTTACAGATTATATCGAGTTGGGTTACAAGACCATTTATGAGGAGGTCACCACAGCCAACGTATCGGGTGCTGATGCCCCGTACACGGACACCTCTGGAGACTTTGACAAAGTAGGCGGCTATAACAAAGTCCTCATGGGGATGCGTAGGAACTCTGCACAATTAGGAAAATACAGCGGCAGAAGATTTAAACTTCCGTCCAACATCTTCAAAAAACTAAAGAAAAAGGGCAAACGTAAATTCAAAAGATTTGAAGAGGAAGCCCCAGTCGAATTAAAAAATTATTCAATAAGAAACCCAGATAGACCTGTTGTAATTCAAGATGAAGAAACAGGGGAGGTTGCTTTCTATCGTAGAAACTATGGTGATGGCAGGCTCATCCATAATAGGAGAAAATAATGGACTTTTTATCACCAGATTTTTTATCATTGCTCACTGGTTCTGCTACAGGCTTTTTATTCAAGGCAATGGCTGAACGAAGGCAACAGGATCACGAACGCTTCCAGATGGCAATGGGTAAAGCAGAAAAAGAAAATGAACATGCCGATGCTGCGGTTCAGCGAGTTGGAATCGATGCAGGTAAATTTGTACGAAGATTTATCGTTCTTTGTATTATGTTCGGCACGATTATTGCACCATTTATTATTGCTTACAGTGACGGTATTACCACCGTGGTTGAGCATGAAGCAACCGTATACAAGTCTTGGGACTTGCTCAAGTTGTTCCCTGCGGAAAACGTTAGAACATATACCCCAGTTGAGGGTTATTTGTATACAGAAGAAAATAGACAAATTCTTGTCACTATTGTAGGATTCTACTTCGGCACTGCCGTGAGAGGAAAGTAAGATGCAAAACGATCCCCATAACCGACATCAAAACATTATCAATTCGATCAAAAAACTTTACGAAGAGATGTCTTCGCAGGGACCACCTACGGGTATGGGCGGCAGACCAAAAATATCCGCCAGTGATCTTGCCGGTGTGATTCGAGGCATGGGTCAGTCTGGTCAAGGACTTCCCGGTGGAGTTGGGGGATCAAACACAGAAATTGGAACCACCTTTGTTAAAAATGGTAAACTTGTAATTCCAATTTATACAGCAATCAATCCTAAAGATCCTGCCACGGCAGAAGTTTTGGAAATGCAATGGAACTATAACGATCATCATCCAATGGGTGATCACGATGGAGATGGTACTCCAAACCATGAGGATGAAGACCACCCATGGTACAACGGTGACCATCCTGACAGTCCCGGTGGCATATCTGGTGATCTTCCTAGACCTCCCGGTGGAATTCCTCAAGAACCATACAGATATCCTTTTGGAATATCACCCAACGCACCCCGAAACCCGTTCTTTCCTTGGTTTTATGATCCGAGTGGACTTGATCCGTTTGGAGGACTTCGAGGCATTGGTGAGAAAGGACACCCCGCTGATGCAAATGGTGATGGAACGATCAGTCAAGGTGAGTGGAACAAGTATCTGATTCAAATGCTTCGAGAGGGCGGTATTGATCAAAGTATTATTGATCTTATTACGCATTACCTCAACGGTGGCGAGTTAAAATTTACGGATCTATTGCACCTGATGTTTTACTTGTTACATCACGGATGGAGAATCGGAAAATTGCTTAAGAAATTCTTCGATGTACCGGGTTACAGCCTAGATCACTTACAGTGGCTGACATGGTTATTGTTAGCACTCGGCATTCCGGCTAAGTCACTTAAAAAGTATTTCCCAGATGGAGTCGATCCACAGTTCCCACCAGACTTCATCCCCGGAATGACTCCATCGGAAACGAATCCCGAACCTACACTCCCACCATTCTTTGATCCATTCTATGAACCTGACAGACCCAGTGGTCCGTTTAATATGTAATTATGAAACCTCCAAGTCGTAAATCGTGCTATAACTTTAGAGTTACTGAAATCGTCAAGGTTCTTGACGGGGACACTATTGATGTTGTCATTGATCTAGGATTTGATCTCTACAAGAAAGAGCGTGTTCGTATCGCAGGTGTTGATACTCCTGAAAAGAGAACGCGAGATCTTGAGGAGAAATCACTTGGCATTGATGCAACAAATTGGCTGAAAGGTCAACTTGATGGTGCAATCTCTGGAGAGGATGATCTTGTGATCCGCACCGAACTTAAGGGTGGTATGGGTAAGTATGGTAGACTTCTTGGTTGGCTTTACATCGGTGACGAAACTGAATCAATCAATGAGCGAATGATTCATCAAGGATATGCTTGGGAGTACGATGGTGGAACCAAGAAAAAAGACTTCCAAGAACTTAGAGAAATTAGAGGTATTGTATGAGTGATTGTAAACATGAGTGTGTGATTCTAAAAAGAATCTGTACCTTCTTCTTAGGGATGGCAATTGGCTTGGCGGCTGGCTACAAGTATGGGGTCACTGAGGTCAACAACCGTGTTAATCAAAGAATTAAGCAAAACGCAGAAAAACCAACTCTTCCAAAATATCAAAAAATGCAAAGAGATAGAAGAGAAAAAATGCGTGAAAGAAAGGAAAAGGTTTCTGAATGAAGTATCTTTTAATTATGTTTTTAGTGGGATGTGCGAGCATCAAGAGTGCAAAACAACCCTATGTTGATATTGGTATTGACGGTCAGCCACAGGTTATCGAAACTTTAGACTCGGCTTCTAAGCCAGTCAGAACTATGGTGGGTGCGGGTGATGCTTTAGGACTACAAACCTTACAGGAGTTTGAAAACTCAAAAAAAGCCTTAGCCCCATCCTTATTGTTCTTGCAATATTAGTGGTGGGGTTTCTTATCTGGTTTGAATTTTTGCGTAAGCCTCGGCAGCAGCCTTACAAATAAAGTAAGCATCAGCAATATCCGAAACGGGTGACCCAATGGTTGCCCGTTTTGGCGTTATGAGTTTCTGTAGGTTTACTCCTGTATCCAACTCAAACGCATCCACCATCTTTCGTTTATCAGCGTTGCCTTTGCCGGTTGCTTCTTTCTTTACTTTTGTGGGTGCGATTACATCAACGGTGATGCCTGCTTCCCAGAGTTTGTATTTGAGAAGTCCGCAGTTCTCTGCGATTTGAAAAACTGCACGACCAGATGCACCATAGGCGTAGCCCTCAAGACCAACGTAGTCACAGCCCAAAACTTTGTCTACTGCCCAGTCAGAGATTGAATTGTATCGTTGGCATTCGTGATCAAACTCATTGAAGAGTTCACCATAAAATCTATACTCAAAAACTTCCGCAAGACTTTTGATGTTTGTCAAATAGTAAAAACTACATTGCTTGAAATCAAAGTCTTGATTTATGTCACCCTGAAAAATACAAACACAAGGTCCGTTGAGTGAGTAATCAATCCCCGCTACTATTTTTGTCTTTTTTTTCTGCATAGGTAAACAACTCGTTCAAAATTTGCTGACGTTTAAGACAGCCATCACAGGGTCTTAATTTACCATAACTTACCTTTTCAATCGCATGCTTTACAGTATCTCCCAAACCCTCATGGGGTGAGATGCGATCTCTAATAAATTTAGGTAATAAGTTTGTGGGTAATTTCATAATCTAGTGATCTCAAGAATTCTTTGGATCTGTGCCTCACACGCTGCTGCTCTTTTCGCACCATCCCAAACAATGTAATCCTTTTCAGGATTCTTTTTAAGATTGTAAAGAATTGGCAGTATTAACTTTTCAAGTTTTGCTAATTGCCCTTTGATTTCCTCAGAAGCACCTGTCGCCTCAGTTACCTCGACCTCATCGGCAAAACCAAAATCAAATTGGTCGCCAAAAGTATCCTCGGCTAAAAGTGATTCAAACTCTTCGTCAATTTTCGATCTATTAAATCCCATGCATTTATTTATACTAACTCTTAGCGTACTGAACGAGAAGCACAATCACCACGGATGCCGCAAGACCAACCATAAGTTTCAGGAAGTCCCGACTGACCATCGGGAATACTTTCTTTACGCTGTCCTTTTGTCGGAACGATGCAACCGCAAGTTCTCGTCCAGTGAGAAGCCCAACAAATACCCAAGTCGTTGACATCGGAATGTCGTTCATTTCTTTGAAAATGTAGAGAACGATAAAGTAGAAAAGATCAATCAGTGTTGCCGACCGAACATACTTTGTATTTCTTTTTTGTAGGACGAT